CTACGATGCGGACACACGCGCGAAAATGGAGGCGTTTATGACGCCACTTGTTCATGGGGCATTCGCTGCCACCAACTGCGCCTCAAATGAGCGTCAGGGGGTCAAGGGGCGAATTACGGACTTCACACAGTTGCCCGAGCCCAAGCCAAGCGCATTCGTCGATAAATGCATCGAAGAATTCGCAGAGGCCATCATGCAAGGAACGGTCCTCGAGCCACAGGAGGTGGAAGAGGTAGAAAGACGACAGACGCGACCTCAGCAGGTCCTATCCCTGCTCAAGGCGTTCGTGGCCGGACCATGGATCCCGCGGCTGCTAAAGTCCCACGTCAAAGCAGAATGCTACCAAGACGGCGCCAAGTGCAGCCGGATGATCGCATCCTACAATGACACGGACAAGCTCACTATGGGGCGCTTCGCGCTCTCCCTAAGCGAGCATTTAAAGCAGTTCGCGTGGTACGGCCCCGGTAAGACGCCCCAAGAGGTTGCCCAGCGGGTGGCCGACATATGCAAAGATGCACACATGGTCAACGTTTCCGACTATCATCGTATGGACGGAACGATCAAGTATGCACTGCGCAATGTCGACCGAGCGGTATTCCTGAAGGCCTTCAGGTGCCACAAGCCCGCTCTGAACGATCTTTTGAATCGCAACGCCGGAAACTTCGGCGTGCTTCCTCTAGGAACTACCTATGACCAAGGACCCTCCCACGGATCCGGATGCTCTGCAACGAGCGTTTCCCAAACACTGCGAGCAGCTTTTACAGCCTACCTCGGGTACCGCAACTCCATCAATGTGCATGGAGAGCGCTTCTCCCACGGACAGGCTTTCGCTGCTCTCGGAATCCACTTTGGTGATGATGGCCTGGACGCTGACCTCGCCGTCGCAAACCACAAGTGGGCCGCAAGCAGAATGGGACTCATCCTCGAAGCAGGCACTGTATTGCGAGGCAACCCAGGGGTTACATTCCTGGCGCGCAGCTATTCACCAGAAGTGTGGAACGGCTCAACTGACTCTATGTGTGATATCAAGAGGCAGCTGTCAAAGTTCCACGTTACGCTTCGCCTCCCTGCTGGGGTTAAGGCTGAAGCTAAATTGGTGGAAAAGGCAATGGGATATGTCGCTACTGACGCCAACACACCAGTCATCGGGGACCTCTGCCGCAAGGCGGTGGCACTTAGTGACGCTGGC